TGCGCCAACGCCAGAACCAAGTCCTTCAGAATCTCCATCGCCAGATCCTACGCCATCTGTGGAGCCATCACCAACACCGACGCCAGAGCCGTCACCATCTGTAGAACCAACACCAAGTGAGGTGCCAAGTGTCCAACCATCGCCGATCCCATCACCGACTCCCACACCCAAGCCGTCGCCCACGGTTGACCCTACGCCAGAACCTAGTGCGAGTGAGTCCGCTACTCCTGATCCCACTCCTGTACCTACTGACTCACCATCCGTAGCGCCGAGCGTGGAGCCAACACCTGAACCGACACCGTCACCAGATAACATTGCAGAGCAAACGGTTGCGGCAGTTGGTGAGGCTGTTGCTGCTGTCGCTGAGACCGTCACGCAGGCGATCGAAGCGATTACCAACCTAGGCAAGGATCTCTCACCTGCCGAGAAAGAGAAGGCTGCTCCGGTGGCGGTCGCTATCGTGATCAGCCAGGTGGCGAGTGCTGCTGTGGCTGCTGCATCGAGCGCTGCGGCTGCGGCGAGAAAGGTGACCAAGAGAGAGAAGGAATCATCGTTGATCTCGTAGGCGGAGCCTGGACGATCCTAGGCTTGCTCTTCGCTGTGGTCGTTCTGCCAGAGGGCGACACGCAGTCCACGATGGCCGCACTCTTCGGCGGTCTCACATTGATCTGGCTACTGACTGGACCACTTAGGTGGATGGAGGGTTGATGGCACACACAGACCACATCGAGCAGGTACACCTACAGGGCTGGACGCGCGTTGATGTCGCGCCCATGGAGTGGGTCGCGGTCGTACCGAACGACAATCACACCGCGTTCGGTGGCACGCTCTGGCGCATTGAGAACGACGGCAAAGAGTACGCAGTCGGCGTAACGGCTGGGCACCCAGTCAGCGCTGCTCTTGACTACGACGCAGCCGGTCGCGCGCTCGCAGTGCTGATCAAGCAGGAGAACCCAGCGTGAAGTACAAGGTCAAGTCGCAGCTCTACTCCGACGCTGAGGCTCAACAGAAGGGCGCGAAGCAGATCCTAGATGACTGCACCTGGTCATCCTGTGCCGCCGCAGTCTCGTGGGCTTCTGGCTACACGGTCGACTACAGCGGCTGACGGTGTCGCCGCCCAGCGCGCCGCGCTGAAGCGTGTCGATGTGCAAGGTAAGTCCGACAATGGCGGCTCCCTGCCAGAGGCGGTCAAAGTCATCGCGCACCTAGGCGGCAAGGCTCGCTACGCCAAGTCATGGGAGGACGCAGTCGCAGCCGCGAAGGGCGGCGCTGCACTCATCGTCCATGTGCAGCAGGCTCCACGGTTCTACCCAGAGGGTCTAAAGGTCAGCGCGTGGCACGACCGCTGGTTCAAGTGGTGGAGCAAGCACGCGCCAGAGAAGATTCAGGCTGGCTACGGACACTGCACGAGTGCTGGCTATGACGATGTTGACGGCTGGCAGTGGGCCTGTCCGACGCGCGACGAGAAGGTCGCCGCTGAGAAGTACGCCCTGCCGGTAACGGAGGCGCAGCTGCGCCAGATCGCCAACAGCAAGGTCAAGGCTGGCAAGTACAAGGCTGACTACAAGGCGCTCCTGATCGTCACGCACCCAGGCAAAAAGGCAGCCATGCCTGCACCAGCAGCCGCGCCAGTTGCCACTACGCCAGTCGTGCCTGCGGCACCTACGCCAGCACCTGCTCCTAAAATCGCCGCATTGGCACCCCAGAGCCACCAGGAGGCGCGAAAAGTAGAATCTGGTACTAAGACACCTGACGCTGTACAGGCGCAGTTGGATCAGATCGGCAAGGCTGACTGGGGCGCGATCGCCGCAGACGGTCTCGCCGTCATCAATGCAGCAGCCGCTGCGACTAGTAAGGAGAAGGGTATGAACCGCATCTGGGCAGGTATCAAGTACATCGCCGCGAGCACGCAGATCTTTGAGATTGGGCTGGATTTTGTGAAGACATTCCTAACAGTGTCCATCAGTGTGGCGCTCGGACTTGGGATTCCTTTGCTCGATATCCAGGGCGGAGACTTCCGAACGATCGTAAGTGCCGGACTGGCGAGTGGCTTGGGTATCGTCGTAAAGGCCCTAGATAGGGACACGACGACCTACGGTCTGACTAGGAAGTAATCATGCCAGTCCGAGTAGCCAAGCCGTTTGGCACCTGCTCGGTCTGTGAGCTACAGAGCAGGGTCTGGGAGGTCGAGTCTGAGCAGGTGCTCCTGTGTGGCATCTGCCTGAGGCTCCTCATCGCCTTCGCTCTAGAGGACTTGTCGCAGCCGTCCTAGGCGGCTTCCCCTGGGTGGACCCTCCCCACCCAGGGGACTATCCACCCTGCATAAAAGATACTCACGCAACACGGTTGACAGCCGCAAACCGTTGACCCTATGATGCCTATGTCAGGCAGGACTCAGCCAATCGGCTGGACTGACAAGGAGGTCAAGATGAGCAAGAGGATTACCGAGCAGTGCTGGATGTGCAGCAAGCCTGTAAAGGTCAGTGCTGACAACAACAACATCTACACGCGCATCTGCAAGCCATGTGCGGCCACCATTCCAAACGAGTCACCGAAGTTCTACTTCACGGTGACGAAGTCTGGAAAGGTGCGTGATCGCTAATGAAGTCAGCAATCATTGACGGTATTGGCTACGCGATCTTCATCGCGTGCATCTACATCGTGTTGGTAGTAGGAGGGTCACTGTGAAAGTCAATCGTAAGAGCACGCCCAAGATGGTTGTGCGGCCGTACTTCACATCGGAGTACCAGCGCCTAGAGCGCCAAGAGCGAACGCGAGAGCGCGCCAAGTTCACCGTCGCATTGATGGTGGCTTGGATCATCGCGGTAGTCATCTGGGAGGTGGTCAAGTGAGCAAGCGCTACGAGTTCGTCTCAGCCCCACAGAGGTCCCCTGAGTGGTTCGAGATGCGGAAGGGCGGCATCACCGCCACCGGCATCACCGCGATCAACGGCACATCGCCGTTCAAGACCGCCTACCGACTCTGGGCGGAGTTGACTGGTCAGGTCGGTGAGCAGCAGGCAGGAGCAGCAGCCCAGCGTGGGCAGTTGCTAGAGCAGGCAGTCGCCGACTACTACACCGCCGAGACTGGCAAGAAGCTGCGGAAGTCGAACGGAATCGTGCGGCTTCGCCAGCACCCCTGGGCTATGGCATCGCTGGACCGCACCATCATTGGCGATCCGACTGGACTCGTAGAGATCAAGACCTCAACGAGCAGCGCATGGGCGCTGGCACCAGTTCCCCAGATGTACCTGGATCAGGTGCAGTGGCAGATGTTCATCACTGGCGCGTCGTACTGCGATGTCGCGGTGCTGCTCTCTGGCTTGGTGTTCCGCATTGAGCGCGTTGAGGCTGATCCGATCTACCAGACACTCCTGTTCGATAAGGCCGTAGCGTTCCTGGACTTGGTCAAGACCAAGACTCCACCGCCGCTGACCGGCAATGACAGCGACACACTCGCGGAGGTCAAGCCGCAGAGCAGCAACACCTACGCGGTGGCTGATCCGCAGCTGGATCACATCGCGCGTCTCTACATTGAGGCGAAGGTGGAGGCAGAGGCTGCCGATGCTGCACTCAAGGAGATGGCAATCGCCATCAAGGAAGCCATCGGTGACGGTGAAGGCGTGAAGGGTCGCGGCTGGCTTGCCACTTGGAAGACCAACAAGCCGAGCGAGAAGATTGATTGGCATCAAGTTGCATTGGCTATGCGTGAGCGCTATATGGTCGAACACGATGTCCTTGGTCTTGGCGTTACCAGGGAGTGGGAGAAGTTTGTTGAAATGGCGACACGACAGCAGCCAGGTGCGCGCGTGTTCCGCGTTCACGGCAAGGATGGTGATGCGTGATTGAGGTACCGATCACACCTGCGCTGATCATCCGCGCAGAGGAGATGTTCTTGGAGGCGCAGTCCAGCAATGGCTTGCGATTCCGCAAGGAGAAGGCGACAGGCAACACGACTTGGACTGGCGTGCTAGGTCAGGCCGTCTTTGAGCAAGTGCTCCGCGATTGCAAGATGCCCTACCTCCCAGTCAATCGCACGACGCACGATTACGAGGTGTGCGGTCTCAAGGTCGATGTCAAGACCAAGGCGTGGAGCCGACCGGCAGGCGACGATGTCGAGGTTAGCGTCTTTGACTACATCCGAGACCACCAGACGGTGGACTATTACGCATTCGTTCACTTGCAGCTCGCGTTCGGTGAGGATCGGAATGGCGCACCCAGCGCTACACGATTCCAGCGCGCGTGGCTGCTCGGAGTGATGGATAAGAGCCAGTATCTCTATCTGGCAACTGAAGTGAAGGAGGGAACGGTATTCGATAGCGGACACATTGCAAAGGCGAGTTCACTGAATCTGGTAGCCGCAAAGTTGCTACCTGTAGAGACCATTGGAGGACCAGAGAATGAGTAAGCAAATCGCAGCGGCGCTGGCCGCACCCTTTACCGGCACAGACCTAAAGACGCGCCCAGGGCGCGGCGGCATGACCTTCACCTACGCGGATGCGCGAGCCGTAGCTCAGCGCCTTGACGATGTGCTCGGTCTGGCTGGCTGGCAGTTCGAAGTCAAGGTGGCAGACCCTGCCGCCAAGGTAGTCCACGGCACGCTAATCGCCGTGATCGATGGCGTGACCACCGTCCGACAGGACTTTGGCTACCCCAACAGCGCACAGGATGACGAGCCATACAAGTCAGCCGCGTCAGATGCCCTCAGGCGCTGTGCGGCCCAACTATCGGTGGGGAGGGCACTATATGCCTCTGGCACAGGAGCGAGCCTCTCCGTGGCTCCAAGGGCGGTCTCCGTTGATTCTGTGACCCAGTCTCAGCCTTCAGTCCTGAGCACGGATGTCGCTGTCGCGGCCGCCATGCTCTTCGCGGAGGGCGAGTGCCCAGACCATCGCACCGCGTGGTCGTTCAAGCCGGCAGGCGTGAGCAAGGCTGGCAAGCCCTATAACGCGTTCTACGCGTGCAT